TCGCGTGAAGTTTTTACTTTTTCCATATTATGCTCCTTCCTTCACGTATTTAGCGTATTCCTCTAGTGGCACCCCTAATTTCTTAGCGATAACTACCTGCGATTTGGTGAGTTTCACAGATTTGCGTCCTCCGGCTCTACGACTGACTGAGGCTACATTTTGGACGGGTTCTCTCGTAGCAACAGGTTTTTCCTCTGTCGTATCGGCAAATTTCTGAGGGAAATATTCCTTCATACGTTTGTTGATTTGATTATAGTATTCATTGGTTTCTGCGTCAATTCCCTGCTGAATTAATTCGTCATGTATTCCCATAGCAGCAGAAGTCATTACACGATCACTTCCAAACCATTCGTTATCAGAAGCCCAATCTTGGGCTCTTTGACTAATTGGTGGTTGTTCTTGTGCTACTTCTTGAGGTTTTGACTCAGTCTCCTTTTTCTTTGCCTCTTTTTCTGAAAGAGTCATAGAAACTTTTTCCTTCTCAACAGCTAATTTAGTTAGCTTATCCTGGGCTTCAGTTATTTGTTCAGGATCTTGAGAATCAAATGCACTCTTCAATGCAGCTTTAGCCTTATCTCTTTCTGCATCTATTCTTGCATCATATTCCTTAAGATAATTAGTATCTACTTCATCATACTTTTGTTCAGCAGTTTCATACTTAGTCTTAAGACCTTTCGCATATTCAACAGCAGCTTTTTCTCTTCTTTCTGCCTCTCTTACTTGAAAAGTTAATTTTTTTATTCTTTTTTGAACTTTGTCAGAATAGTCAACCAAACCTTCTTCTTCTTTTTCAGGTTCTTTGGTTTCTACTTCTACTTTTGGTTCTTCTTTTTCTTCACTTTTAGTTTCCTGTAAAAGTTCTTTTGCAGTTTTTTCGCCAGTAACTTTTTCTTCACCAATATCTGTGTAACCTAGGTCTACATTTTCTTTTGGCGCAAAAGACTCATCTGGTTCTTTTGCTTCAGGTATATTTACGTTTTCTTCATTTACTCCATCAGTGTCTAATTCGACCTGTGGGATTTTATTTTCTTCAGCCATTTAGTCCTCCTTAATAATGGTGCAAAATATCGTTAGGGTCAGTTATGTTAGCAATGACTTCATCATCATTGAGTATTCTTACTTCTCCTCCGTCTATTTTGAATCTTGAGCCAGCGTATCTACTAAAAATTATCCAATTATTTAGTTTACACCAAGGCCCTTTTGGAAATTTATCTTTATCTTGATAACAAAGATCTCCCATTTTTAATACAAGACCACACACTGTAGTCATTTGTATTGTTTCTTGTGTTGTATCAGATAGCCATACTCCACCCTTGGTTTTTTTAGGACCAGCATATGGTAATACTAGTAATCTATAACCTGTTGGTGTTGGTAAACTATCTAATGTTGATTGTTTGATCGCTTTAGGATCTAGGACTGTTTTGACTTCTTCTTCGCTCTTGTAAGCGTCTAAGAGTGCTTCAGTCCGTTTCGGTGTCTCCGTGGACTTGTTCATCGTTTATCTCCGTTTTAGACAGCAGGTCTTTTATTTCCTGTTGCAAACCCTCATAGGATTTGATTTGACCCCTAACATATTGTAGTTGCTCAAGAGTGTCAACACCATATATAGCGTGGTTCTTACATCTTTCTAATGCACGTTTGATAACTTTTTGAATTACTGAAACAGTATAAATATCCACAAAGTGAATATATCTATCTAAGCTGATTTTGCAAATGTTTTAACATTTGTTGGCTTACCGCCTGGATTACCCGCTGATCTCTTTCTTGCAACAGCAGAACGCCTTTGCGAGTCTGTCATTCGGGCTGCTTTTGCAGCAGGAACGCATTTGGGGTATCTTCTTTTTGAGCCACTTGCAGATTTTCTTCCACATTCTCTAAATCCTCCACCTTTCTTCTTTGAACCTATATCTACCCATTTTTCCTTAAACCATTTTGTAAGACCGCCTTCGGCCATTTTTTTAGAACCTGCAGGCACACAATTAGGTACCATACGGTTACCTTTTTTCTTCATGCCAGCTTGAACGTATCCGTCCCAACAAGATCCTTTTTTATACATTACATTAAATCTTTGTAATAATCAGCTAAACCACCAACGTTAAAACCTTTGGCAGGTCTATCTCTTTTTATAAAAGGTAATTTTTTTCTCATTCCTTTTTTTGTAGCTGTAGGTTTTTTGTAACGTTCTGCTCTATATCTCGGAGTATCTGGTTTGACAGCTCTTGGACTTTGACCAGGTCTTGTTCGTGGTAAACCATCAGCGGGACCACCATTTTGATATTTTGGTACAGGTCTTCCTTTTCCTGCATCTCCATACGCACTTGTAGTTGTGTCGATTCTCATTGATCTTGGTAAATCTTTTTCAGATTGAAATTTTTGTTTTGATTTTTTTAAAATATCTAATGATCTTTTAGATATTCTTAAGGCTTTAGGTCTATTTCTTTTAATTTTATTTATTGCAACACCAAGTTTACTTTTTAATTCTCCTGTTCTGCCAGTATCTGCTCCACCACCTTTATTCATCATTCTAGCTTTTTGTAATCTACCCATGCCAGACATAGCACCTGCAGTCATACCTCCTGCAACTTTACCTGCTGGTTTTGGTCCTTTGAAATCTTTTCTTTTCGTACCTGATGGGTCTTTAATTTTTCCTGCACAAATTTTTGAAGCGTATGCATTAGCATATGCAGACGGGTACACGGCAAATTTTCTTTTCGCTGCGGCTTTACCTCTTGGGCATAGTTTAGTCATCTATTTTTTTCCTCCTCCGTTACGGAATATTTGTGTTCCCTTTATACCATATATTGAAGCCACAACCAAGATCCACAAATTTGTGAACCATGACGGGAGCTGGGAGAACATGTCAAAAAATAATTTGACTTTGTCCATAGCTGTCGGATCATCTGATACGACCGCCCAAGCAAGCACCAACACGGGCAAACTTAAAATTATGAGTACCGCCTCGTCTTTCCAGTCCGACTGTCGTGCCTCTAAAAGTTTTCCTTGGTAAGCTTCTTGCCCTTCGGCCATCTTAGTAGCATGCATAAGCTGTGCTTCTGACATTGCCATCTTAGTCTTTTGCTTATTAGCATAAATTTTACTTCCTGCACTAACCGCTAATTTGATTGCACTTAACCACATTGTACTTGTCTTGCCTCCTTTGACACATATATTCTACCATTTTTCCCACACAAGCGAAAGCCCTCTTACCGGACAGTTTCCACTTCCATGTTTGCTTCCAATGAGCCTTTCTTACCTTTACTTGTAAGATTGAACCCCCAAAAAAAGTATGAAATCTATCTAAAATGTCTTTATCACACATCTCAATAGAACATTGAAATGATTTTCGGTTTTTTCCTTTTCCCCAAACACCAAAACTACCTTCTCCATCGAAAATCCCTGCTAAAAAAAGTATTTTACCTTCTTCTGAGAGATTATCGTAAGCCGATAAATTTTTTACCAGAGAGCTGCACGTCTTTAATTCCTTGAATGTCAGATTTTGCTCCTGGTTCTCTATGTGGACAGCCTCCAGCTTTCAGACCTTGTGGATTAAAGCCTTTTTTTGGAGGTGGTCCGTATTTAACGCCACCGCTTAGTCCTTTTTCATTATTTCTTCTCAAGTTTCTGCCTCGCTATCTCTAATCTTTCATCTGACTGTTGATCTTGCGTCACAAGTCTATCGTAATCAAAACCTAACCTGTCAGCTGCTCTTTGGTTTTCTTGATCTTGCTTGAATTGTGTCTCTTCTGCTTTTCTCTGCATGTCCATAGCTTTTAAATCTACTTCTTGTTGTTTAATTCTAACTAATGGATCTTGTTTAGATGCATTTTGTTGTTGTTCTGTTTGTACAAGCTCTTGTGTTATCTGTGCAGCAATTTTTGCTACCTCTGCTTGGAATATAATATCAAATTGTTCTGGATCTTGTTGCATCATCATCTGCATTTGCGGGTCTTGTGCCATCATTGCTTTCGCTTGTGCCTTAGCTTTGAATGAAATGTGATCAGATATGTGTGATTGCATCAATGCATACACCTGCGGGTTGATTTGAACCATACGTGATGCCATAAATGCCATGTGTGCAGCAATATGTGCGTCATGATCTTGAAATTCAAACGCTGTAAGCAGTTGCATTTGCAATGCACGTGCATTTTCTTTCGCAGGATCAAGTGGTTCTGGTTGTTTTGGTGCAGGTTTTAGTAATCCTTCAATTTGTTTTGTACCTAACGCTTCATAAACACGTCTGTAAGCCTCATGAATGTTGTGAAGTTGTGGATTTGACTGTGCAATTTGTAATTGTGTCTGTGCTAACGTCACTCTTTGTGCCATTGACATAATATTTGGGTCTGCAACAGGTAAAATATCGACTCTTTCATCAAAATCTGACTGTTTAATTTGTCTTGGGCCACCATAAACATCATATGGATATTCAGGTGGTAGAGATTCTTGGCAAATTTTTGCTAAAATTTTAAATTCCAATCTCATTGCGTAGTAACAACGCTTGTGCACACCACTCATTACACGTGAACCACGTTCCATCAATGCAATTGTAGTTCCAACTGCTCTGTTTTGTGTATCGTTACCAACTCCACTATCTGTTATAGCTGCAAATTTTTGTCCTGCTTGGACAACAAAGCCTAATAAATTAAATAATGTTGTTGATGGTTCTGTAAAAGGTAAATTAAAAAACTGATCTCGTATATTTCCACCAGGTGCATCTACATCTCTAAACTCTCCTGGTTGAATTGGTTGATCATCATCTCTTACTCTTATACCTCTTGACTTAAATCCTGCTGGTAAATTTTTTAAAGTTCCTGCATCAATCAATTGTCTTAGTGATTGTGTTGCAGCTCTACTTAAACCACCAATCATATGTGTTAAACCAAAACCATAAAAGCCAAGTCCTGGTAAAAATTTGTAATGTACAAAATATTCTATTCTTGCATATGAAATATCATCTGGTTTGTAATTTCTATAGATAGATAATATCTCACCTGACCCTTCATCAATTGTAACAAGGTAAGGTATCTTTACTTTTTTTGCTTTGTCATCAAAATCCTCGTAGTCATCTAAATTTAAATCTACGTGCATTTCTAAAATTGTATGTAAATGATCTGACTCAGTTCTCTTTACACCCTGTAATTCATTTACCTTTTGTTGGACTTGATCTACTTCTTCTCTTGGTGAGGATAGTTCGATGTCCCTGTAAAATCCTGCTGCCATTTTTTTGTTAACATCATTCTCTGTCATCTTAATGACATGAGTAATTCTCTCACAGTCTTTTAAATCTGATGCGTAGTATGGTACGACTAGATCTTCTGCAGGAATAAATTTAGCGCAAGGTCTTCCTACTAATGCATCGTAATATATTTTTTTAAATGTGCTACCGGACAATGGTAAATAGAATAACATCTGATCCATATCAGTTGTGTACTCTTCCATCTCTTCCATTAATAGGAAGTTCATGTATTCTTTAACACGATCTGCTTGTGCTTCTATCTGTGGTGTCTGTAATCCAACTACTTGAGTTCTTACAGGACCATCTGATGGTATTAATTCTTTGTAAGCTTGTGCTTGAAACTGTGTAACTGACTCTGCAAGTAATGGGTGTGTCACTCCACTTGCACCTTTAAATGGTTTTGTAACTTCATGATATTTAGTACCAAGTAATTCTAAACCCTTGATGTATGCTTCTTCCCATTCTTTTCTTGAATTTTTATCTTTCTTATATTCAGCAATAAGATCACTTGCCATGGTGCCAAGTGTTCTCTCATCCATCGCCTCTGCTAGATTTGCATTAAAATCATCTTCGGGTCTTTCTTCAACCTCCTCTTCGCCTTCAACAGTTACGTCTACAGGTAAGCCATCAGGTTGCTCTTGAATCTCCTCAGTGAGTCTTGCTTCTTCTTCTATGATTTCGTTATTTTTCTCTACGGCCATTTCTAATTGTACCTTATTGGTTTAAACATATCTACTACAAGTCCGCCTCTAGCTTTGTAAGTTTTTTGCGTACTTCTCATAAGCGGGTTGACTTTAATCGCAAACGCATCAAAATACAACCTCGGATCTCCGTCTGGAATAAGCTTAAAACCTTTAGTTGGGTTAGCTAATGCCTCTTCGTGGTATTCACTTGTAATTTCTTTGCCCTTAAATTTACTCTGATCTGGATATTTAAATTTATCTTTAGATACTTTTTTGTACGGTAGTTTAGGATCTGATAGGTTTATTTTCTGTGGCCCTGCTTGTGTATTGTAGAATCGTGCTGCTCTTTTCATAAGATCTGGCATTACTGCTTTACCTTTTCCGTCAATACCCTTACCTGTTGCATAACCATAAAATCTTTCGTTACCTGCTTTGTAGCCTTGTCTAAAACTTAATTTGTTAAACGGGGCAACGGCTACGTAATCAACACCTTCTCTTGCTGCTTTCTGCATCAAGTATTTAAGTGCATGGTCTCCGTATGCATCTGCTTCAACAAGTGGAAAGTAATCATACTTTGCTCCACCACCAGATTGGAATATATTATTCATCTTTGTTTGTATTTCTTTTGCTTCTTTTGCTAGAGCATTTGCTTTGTTAGCTTGTCCTTTTGAAATAGCATCTGTTATTTCATTCATAAGTTTTGTTCTGTTCTGTGCTAATAAATTAATTTCTATGTCCGCTTGAAAGGGATTTATCCTGTTTTCTCCAGATAGTTGTTGCATCTTTGATAAAGACTTTGCAACCTTTTGATTTACATCAGATTGTATTTCATTAATCATGAATACCTTTTTACCTTCAGGTGTAAATCTAGTATCGAACCTTACGTGATAGATTTGGTTTTTAGCTCCTGTATCAGAGAAGTGTCCAGGAGTTGTCATTGGACTTCTATTAGATTTTATTGGCTCATCTAAATAGAAGATAGTTTCTTTGTAGTCTTTACCGCCCTGTAATGTGTAACTAGTTTCTTTGCTATATTGAGTCTTGTTTGATTTGAGTGGTGCAACTGCAGCATTCAATTCTGCTTCAGCTTTATTTAAAAAAGTCTTTTGCTGTTGATCAATGACTGGTCTTGCTTTAATTCTTTTTAACGATTCTCTTAGGCTTTCAAAAGCACCTCTTGCGTAATCACCTTCCTTTAAAGCTTTTAAATCATATATAGAATCTGTGACTCCTCGCACAATATCATCATCATTTCTATACTTTACTTTCAAAGCTGTAAGACGGCTCTCTAAATTTTTTAAAGATGTATCAAAAACTTCTTGCGCACCTTTTGGTACACCAAGCTCTAAAGGTTTTAATCTATTAACAGGATTTAATTTTATCATTGCACCAAGTTGATTTGCATCTAATTTTAAACCAAACTTTTTGGCTGCGTATAATAATCCACCTGTAAGATCTCCTGCTTCATTAAACAATGCAAGGTTTGTATCAAACAATTCTTCTTTAGAAATATTTACATCCTTACCTTGGAAGGGTCCTGCATCATACTTAAACCTTTTCTCTGCTCTTTCTATTTTAGTTGCAGGTTTGCCAAATACTTTGAAGTTTACTTTTCTGGTAGATGTTAAATGATCTAGCCACTCATCAGCAGAGTACATGCCTCTACCTTTTTTCATAACCCAATCATATGTTGAAGAACCAAACGCTGGAGCGATGTCATCGCCCATCTGTAATGGTTTTGTTTTTTTAAGAACAACAGGAGGATTTTTAAGTTCCTGTTTCGCTAGTTCCTGTCCGGTGTCCTGTGCTGCTTTTCCTTCGTAGGTTAAAAGCTTTTGTGATTTTCCGGTAGTCGGTGTCGGGTCTGGTTTCTTACCTAATACCTTACGGCCGATCCCTAGTAAGATATTCTTTAGGGACATAGTCCCTCCTAGTATG